TTCTGGAACAGTAACGTTCGACAAGACATTTGCTGTTGATGAAATTATAGAAGATGCTTACGAGCGGATTGGTCTACAGTCTGTTTCAGGATATCAATTAAAAACGGCAAGAAGAACCTTAAACATTCTTTTTCAGGAATGGGGCAATAGAGGTCTGCACTACTGGGAAGTAGGCGATACCAATATTGATTTAGTTGAAGGCCAGGCCGAGTATATTTTTTATAGAGCATCAGGAGATGGAACTTCTGCAACCACAGCAGGTGGAACCAGTGGAACTTCTACTTATGGAATTGCGGATGTCCTTGAAGCAACCCTTAGATCCGACAGAGGAACGACTTCCGAAGCGGATTCAGCTTTAACAAAAACAACACGAGCAACTTATTCCGGACTCACTAATAAATTATCTAAAGGAACTCCTTCAAGATATTTTGTTCAAAGACTTGTTGATAAAACAACAGTCACTGTTTATCCAACACCCGATTCTTCCAGCGCTTCGAAAGAAGTCCATATGTATTTTGTTAAAAGAATTCAGGATGCGGATGCAACGTATACCGATGCAACGGATATTCCTTACAGATTCATACCGAGCATGACATCAGGACTGGCATTTTATTTAAGTCAGAAATACGCTCCACAAAGAAGCCAAGAATTAAAATTATACTACGAAGACGAATTAGCACGTGCTTTATCAGAAGACGGGTCTGCTGCAAGCACTTATATAACCCCGAAGAATTATTATCCGAATATATAATTATGGGCAAAACTTATGAATATCCAGGAAGTGGTGCGGGTGTAAAAATTAGAGAATTTGTATCTGGAATAGGTCACATGGGTAGTGGTCGTTTAAGAGAACTTTTAAATGATTCAAAAACACCTCAAGAAATAAAAGATGAAATTGAAAAAGAATTAAAAACCCGAAAAGCTGAAGGCGGTTTAATAGGCAAGCCTTTAGGACCTGGAGGTAAAAAATAATGACATTTTCAAGAGGAAAACATTCAAAAGCAATATCAGATCGTTCAGGAATGGCATTTCCCTATAATGAAATGGTTAAGGAATGGAATGGAATGCTGGTCCATAAATCTGAATACGAATCTAAACAACCTCAATTGGATGCTAGTAGACGGGGCGCAGAGTCGCACGGTTTACAAAATGTACGGTCTGATAGAACAGAAAGTTCTGTAGCACAGTTATTGCCCCATGATCCGTTTACCACGTACGCGGCTGCATCGGGCGTGATCAATGTAAATGCGACAGGACATGGATTGACCAACGGAAGCACTTACAGGTTCCGTGGATCGCCGACCGTGTCGGGAAATTATGCCAATCCGGCAACCTTTGACGGTATTGCAGGATCCAACATTGCAAAAGCTGCAGGCTATGCTATTAATACAGGCAAGTATGTAAGCGGTGCACGGGACACGGACTTTACCAGCGACTGGTTTTATTTTACCGTGGATACGAGTACGGCTACATCAGGATCAATAAAAGGAGGAGGGTTTCCGGTTTCAATAGGACCAGTAACCTTATCAGCATGAGCCACGGATTTACTTATTCAACACTTACAACAGCAATTCTGAACTATACAGAAGTTGGTACTTCCGTACTATCCAGTACGATTACAGACCAGTTTATTGACAATGCTGAAACCAGAATTTTTAGAGAAGTTCCGATCGACGCGAATCGAAAAGAGATGATTGGAAATCTGACATCTTCAAAAGACAACATTTATACTCCTGCAGGGACTCTATTCGTTAGGGGCCTTCAGGTTTATACGTCAACGTCCGCTGCAACGGGGGCCAATAGCTGGCTAGTTAAGAAGGATATCAGCTATCTCAGGGAATACGATGCAGCTGAAACGACTACGGGGACACCAAAATACTATGCGATGTCCGGAGGAGCGACTGGAAAAGGAGCAACGACTTCAGGGAAAATCACCATCGTGCCGACACCTGATTCAGCTTATACATACAAAATTCATTATGCCGCGAAGCCAGAAGGACTGGGTTCGGCAAATACAACAACCTACCTCAGCATTAATTTTGGAAATGGACTTTTATATGCCTGTCTGGTAGAAGCATATGGATATTTAAAAGGTCCAATGGATATGCTACAATTATATGAACAGAAGTATCAAACTGAAGTACAGAAGTTTGGTGGAGAACAAATAGGTAGACGTAGAAGGGACGACTATACGGATGGTGAGCCACGTATACCCGTTCAGTCTCCGGCACCGTAAGGATAAAATATGGCAACACTAACTTGTAAAGTAATAGAAGAAATAACACTCAACAACATAGACTATGGATCTGAAAGATCCCTGGAGATTTCCAGTGTCGATGAAGTTGTAAAAAGAGTCGTAACGGCATCAACCACGGAATGTGGATTAATAGGATTTTTATCGGCACTTAGCAATGTTGGTGTAACCGCTAACAAGGTTGGCTACGTTGCAGGAATGTTTGACGACGGCGATGTTAGATATATCAGAATTACAAATTTAGATGATTCAAATCATATCATGCTGACTTTTAGGGATGAAGATAATACGGAATTTAGAATGAAGGTCGATGCAGGCCACTCGTTTATTTATCCAGGTGATAATAGCGGTGGAGTAGTCGACACTATGAAATCGTCAGGATCGGCTTTAGCGTCGGGTCTTTCAGATTTAGTAGATATTACAGTGGATACAGATACTGCCGCATGCGATGTGGAAGTATTTGTAGCGAGCGCTTAGGAGGAATATGGCATCAACATACACGGGACTAGGTACTGAATTAATGACAACCGGCGAGAATGCCGGTACATGGGGAACTAAGACCAATACCAATTTACAAATTATAGAACAAATTTCTGGTGGTTACACTGAACAAGACATAGCAGGTGGAGCTGATACAACAACACTATCTGTTTCTGATGGATCAACAGGCGCTGTTCTTGGACATAGAATTATAAAATTTACTGGAACCATCACTGGAAACCAAATTGTAACTATTCCTTTGGATGTTCAACAGATGTACATTGTAGTTAATGGTACATCTGGTGCCTACACTGTTCAATTTAAATATGTTTCTGGTTCAGGATCCAGTGTTACTTTTTCAACAACAGACAAAGGAACAAAACTTCTTTATGCTGCCGCTGACCATGCTTCTAATCCAAATATAGTTGATACAGAAATTGGAACTCACGCACCATCTTCTGCCGATGGAGCAGCTCTTGGAAGTGCTTCAAAGGAATTCAGTGATCTATATTTAGCAGACAGTTCAATTATTTATTTTGGTAATGACCAAGATGTTACTATTACCCATGATCCTGACGATGGACTTTTCCTTAAAAGCACAGCAACGGCTGACGATAATCCTTTTGTTCTTACCTTACAAACAGGTGAAACAGATATGGCTGCTGATGATGTACTTGGAAAAATCGATTTTCAGGCACCTGACGAAGGAACAGGCACTGATGCAATTTTAGTTGCAGCAGGTATTGAAGCAGTATCCGAAGGAGATTTTAGTTCTTCTAATAATGCTACAAAATTAAGTTTTAAAACTGCAGCGTCAGAAGCTGCTGCAGAAAAAATGAAATTAAGTTCAACAGGAGTTTTAACTTTAAATGGTTCAGGTGGATCACTTGTTATTCCTGACGCAGGAAATATTGGATCTGCTTCTGATACAGATGCAGTTGCTATTAGCTCCGCAGGTGTTGTTGCTCTTTCAGCAACGACAGAAGCAAGTGCAACGGGTACAGCAGCTTTAACTTTAGCTGGTGGTTTAGGAGTTGCTAAGGATGTATGGATTGGTGATGATTTAGTTTTAGATTCAGATTC